ATGAGAAGTAGGTTATTACGAAGTTTCATAACTATTGCGCTTTTCATGTGTGTCGGGCTGTATGGCTCTGCCTATGCAAGAGGTGGGGTGGTCATTCGGGCATTCTCTGCACCTCCAATCCCAACCGTTCCTGTGGAGGAAAATGAAACTATCCAGATGCAGAGAGGCAGTGTCGGTGTGCCTGAGCAGTTACTTCGAGATGTGTAAGCGCGCGACGCATTTGGCACTGATTTGCGGTGCATTTGGCACTGCCCAAACTGCCGCATCGCGTTAAAAGTAGCAAATCGGGGGCGACTTTAACAGCCTATCTAACCCCCGCCAAACCAATACGAAATAATACTCAGCAACTTTCCCGTTAAACGAAAGCGGCCTCACCAGTTTCGTATCACCAACTCAGCGGCTTTACTCCCCTTGCCACCACCCACCGTGTAGCTGATCGGGAGGCTATCCATTGGCAGCCCAGCGAAGGCTTTCCGCATCGCCGGAATATCGTTCACGCTGATCACCATCTTTCCCTTGATCGTTCTGGCCAGTTCAGCCATGCGGTCATACTGATCGATGCCGAACTCGACACCGTAGCCCTCTGTCTGCCAGTAGGGCGGGTCGCAGTAGAACAGGGTATGGGGACGGTCATACTTGGCGATGCAGGCTTCCCAATCAAGATGCTCGATGAAGGTCTGGGATAGGCGCAGATGCGCTTGGCTGATGTCTTCTTCCAAACGTAGCAGGTTGAGGCGTGGGCCACTGGTGGTGGCAGTGCCGAATGTCTGGCCGCTTACCTTGCCGCCAAAGCTGTTCTTCTGAAGGTAGAAGAAGCGGGCTGCGCGTTGCACATCCGTGAGCGTTTCCTCTGGCGTGGCCTGTAGCCACTTGTACATCTGGCGACTGGTCAGCGCCCAACGGAACTGGCGCATGAACTCATCCATGTGGTGCTTCACCACCCGGTATAGATTCACCAGCTCACCGTTCACGTCGTTCAGCACCTCCACCTTGGCTTGCGGCTTCAGGAAGTACAGCGCTGCTGCACCGCAGAATGGCTCGACATAGCAGCTATGCACTGGGAACATCGGAATGATGTGCTTGGCCAGCCTACGCTTACCACCCACCCAAGGGATGATCGGCGCGTGTTCCTGATTGTTAAAGATCGGGGTCTTTCTTGTCATGGTGCGCTTCCTTTCGGATAGACGCTCCACGGCGTTCTGGTTCGAGACTCTTGGCCTTCAGGTTCAATGTGCCGCAGCGCGGACACTTGATCTCAATCTGTATGTAGTCGGCTCTCGCCAACATCTTGGTGCACTTACCGCATCTAACTGTTTCCATCAATACCTGCCTAGCGTGGTAGCCTCGGCACGCTGCTCGCGAGCAGTACGGTGCTTTGGCTGAACGCAGGCTTTATCTGCGGGAGGTGGCCGTTAGAGTGTTAGAGCACTTTAACGGTCGCACCGTCTTTCTACCTACCCCTCATAACCTCACAAAGCTCCCCCAACCGCGCCGGGCTATACATCTCGGCCCCTGGGATGCCGATCGCTTCGGCGCACCATTCTGAGCAGAAATACTTGCTGCCGTCTCGCCCGCCTCGGTTGAAAAGCTGGCCGCGAAACAGGCCGAGCCAGTCGTAGGCGCGGCCTTTGGTTTGCTCGAAGAATGCCAGCACCTGTGCCACATCTGCCCAGGGCAGCGGGATCACGTCCCAGTGGCCGCTGTCCAGATCGATCTGCTTGGCGCGCACGCCGCCATCCATAAAGCTCGCCGAGAGGCACACGCCGCACACCACCAGCTCGCAGTGCGAATAGATCGAGCCCGTCCACCAGCGCGTGATGCGGTTGCCTAGCTTTCCGCGTCCTTTGTAGAGGGCGAGTTTGACCATTACAGCCCCAGCTGGATGCGCACCTGGGCGATGAACGCCGTCCACGCTGCCACCGCCGCATCCAGCTCGGCTTGCGTGGTGGCAGCGCGCATCGCGGACTGGGCGGTGAAGCGGGTGGAGCGCATCACCAGCACCGCCGCACGCAGGCCATTGGCGCGGGCGATGATGAGTTCGGCGGATTGACGGTCGGTGATGCCTGCTGTGACAGCGTAGTCCGCCACATAGGGCGACGCCGTGCCGGTGTAGCCAGCCGCTTGGTATGCAAGGGCAGCTTGCTCGGCCTGCTCGTATTCCGGTGCGCGACCGCCGATGGCGGCGGCATAGATGGCGTCGACGTCGGCGTAGGTTCCCGCCAGCGCGGATGCGATCTGCTGCTCGATGCTCGGCAGTGGTGGGTCGATGGCTATCGGGCGGCCGGATGCGTCGGAGGTGATGCGCTTGCCTTGAGACTGTGCCGCCAGCAATGCAGAGTGCTCGGCATTGGTGATTTCGACTGCATCATCAGGGATGCTGGAGCCGTGGATTTGGGTGGTGTAAAAGCCGCCAGTTGATTTTGCAAAATAGATGGGCATGTTCTCTCCTTAATATCCGATAGCAATCCATACAGCATTACAAGTCACAAGAACGCCCGTATTGGATGTATACGAATTCATCGTGAATCCAGTTGTTGTTAGTCCCGACACGGATGTCAAATAATTTCCGCCAGTAGCCCAACCTCCATTACTAGTTATAGAAGCTACAGCAGCAGGGAAAGCTATCGGAAAGGTTACAGCCTGACTTCCCCCTGTATTTGTAAGTCCGCCCCACTGAATAATAAAACCACCAGGAAGCTTCTGATAACCGGACCCGGAAAGTGATTTTGCAAATTGGCTGATATTCACTACCTGCTTCCCAGTCGCACCGTCCGCAGCCACGAAAGCTTGCGTCAGTAAGCCTTCCAACTTGGCATAACGTGCATCCCCCTGAGACTGCACCATCGAGGTGATGTAGAACTTGTCCGCAGCCAGAATATAAGTGGCAGTGAAAACACTGCTAGCTGGTATGTCACCGACAGCTAGTGCTGTTCCAACATCATTCACAAGCGACTTGGCACCACCACCTGCATTCAGCGTCGATGCGCCAGTATTGGCGTTGACAACCTTAACCCGTACAGTCATGCCGTCTGCATAGGCCACGATGGCCGGATCGAGTGCCACTACATAGGCATTGGCCGCTCCGGTGTCGAGGGCGTAGTTTCCGGACTGGGCGTCGATCAGGCGTTTGATGGCTTCCTGCAATTGGGCAGAATTCCCGGAATTCAGCGCCAGTCCAGCCGCCTCAACCACGCCGGCAATTTCTTCCTGCATCATGTTGAACCATTCCGCATTCAGCTCGGTTGGCATGATGCCGGTGCCCATATCTCCGTTACGGAATCCGTCTTTGCCCGGCCCGAATAGATCGGCGGCCTTGTGGGTGGTATTTATTCTGCGCATCTTGGTCTCCTGTTAAACGTAATTAAATAAGACGGTGGTGTGTGCGGGCTTATCATCATTGATCTCGTTCTCCAACGCGGTATAGCCCCACGACCCGAGCGCGCTGTCGCAGGGGCTGTTGCAGTTGCCTGAATATATGCCGCCCAGCGCGGGGATGTTGAGCATCCACACGAACGCATCTGCCAAGCTATAGAGCGCATCTTCGCAATCGCCGTTGCAGTTCATCTGTTGATATTCGGTGATGGTCACGCCCGCGAATCCGAGCCGTGCGGCCAACGCGATGAAGTAGGCGCGCGACTGCCCACCTCGTCCGGTGAGCTTTGCGGTCAGCGCGGCACGGCGCTGCTCGATGCTCTCTCCATCCAGCGGAGTGATCCCTGCTACACGTTCCCAGTCCAGCAGCAAGTCGTAGACGCTGCGAGGGTCTGACTCGCTGATTACTTGATCTGCTCGTGCGTCACAACGCGTGAATTCTTCTGCGAATGCCAACAACAAGCGGGTAAGCAAAGCATCCGGCTCACGTGTCCAAGCTGGGCCTTGTGGTAACAAGGCTTGAAGTTGGCTCAAATATGCAGCCGCACTCATACCCATGTCACAACCCCCATCGTGGCGATCTGCCCAGTTGTATGCATCACGTTTACTACGGGCGAGGTAAGCGTGTGATCCACCTCTCCAGTCGCGATACTAATAGCTTCACGAATATGCGATAGCAGGATGGTTCCGCCTGGCACCGCTTCGCGGCTGATCATGTCTACCAACTCGGCCTCGACAGCAGCTTTTACGGCCGCTGAAACGGGTGCAATAGAGAGTGTGAAGTTGAGCGGGACCGCGATGGGCGCAACTACAGTCACTTGAGCGGTCACTGGTCGACGCGCATCGATGTAATCTTGCACGGCAGTTACTTCGCCTGCATCAGGAATAATTGACGCGTCGTTGTCGCGCACGAAGCGCACGGTGACTGTGCCGGGGCCAAGCTCCATTGGATAGACCCATGCGCGGGTGACGCCACCGACTTCTAAAGCCCAAGCTTCGTAGTCGAATGCAGCGCCACCGTGCGGAGCCTGTTTAATACGGGCGAGCACGCGTGCACGTAAGGCATCATCGGTTTCAATGTCAGCACCACCGGTGAGGGCGGTGGCAGAGATGATTGCGGTAGAGGTAATGCCTGCGATGGGGGTGGTCAAAGTCAGCGTGATACCCGATACAGAATTCCCCGCAGCACCCGCATCTACCGCCGCCACAGCAACCGCTGCCACGCCGAGTGCGATCGTACCTTCTGCCGTCGTCACAAACTCCGCCGCATCCGCCCGTACCAGCGAAGTTCCCGCTGGGATCACCACGCCATTCGCTCCACTAAAAGTTACATCGCCCACCGCAGCCACCGCAGGCTTACGCGGCTGGTCCAGCCACAGCGTGGCATGCCGATCAAGATACTCAGCCTCGGCCGTATCCGGCAGCGGCTGGTTGGCCAGCCAAGCGATGTACGCATGTAGTCCGTGCGAAACAGCAGCCATACTCTTGGCCAGCACATTCAAATTAGTTCGGCGCAACTTCGCATCAGTGCCGGGTAAACCAGCCTCGATATCGCCCACCGAGCGGTCGATCAGTTGCTGTAAAGTCGGTCTATTGAATGGCATTACGTCGCACTCCAGAGTTTCTCGAATTTAAATCGTGTCGTCGTGCCGTCCGGCTTCGCGATATCCACCTGCGCGCCGATCACGCCGATAGGTGCGCTGCGCTCTATCCACGCAGTCACCAGAACCGACTTCGCCACACCGTCGCGCACCATCCAGTCCAGCGCCTCCTCGCAATACTCGCGCACGCGGATCACCGTCTCCGGCAACAGCTTCGCGCGCTGCAGCAGCCATAAGCGGCTACCCATCAGATCGCCCGGCACCTCCACATAACCATCCATCCACACGCCACGCCGATCATCCGCGCCCGCAGGAAGTACATCGTCATTACCGGCACGGCGGTCGGTGAATAGGCTCAACATCAGCGCAGTGCTCAAGCCATCATCCTGGGCGAGCAGCATTGACTCGATAGCGAAATCCACGCCGTGTGCCATGTCTACGAAGATCGTACGTATATCGCTCATGCCGGTACTCCGGTATTGCTACCACCAGCGACAACACCGCCATGCATATGGTTCGCGAGGCTGATGCCATCTGCCGTCACATCACCCATCACCGCCACCGACCCGCCTACGCTCAAGTTCTGCGTCATCTCCACCAGAGGTGACGTTAAAGTCACCTTGGTGCTCGCCTCAACTTTAACGATTGGTGCGGTCACTTTTACTTCTGCGCCAGCCGTCACCTCGATCTTGCGACCACGCTTCATCACGATGGTGTCGCCCTCGTCGGTGTACAGCGCCACCTCGCCCGGTTGCAGATTCTTCAGCCGGTAGCGGCGATCATCCATCACCACCACGATCCCGTGATTACGATCCCCGGAGACGCATACCATCACACCTTCCGCACCCGCCTTAGGTACCGAGGTATATCCATAATTCTGCATCCGCTCGACACCATCACCCACCTCGCCATCAAGCAGCTTCACCTGTACCAGTTGGATGCCCTTGCTATCGTCTGCCGCAGCCGCCAGCACCGCGCGGCCAATCATCAGCCGTACACGGCGGCGCAGCGGATCGACCAGTTTATTGAACGTGGAAATCATCAGAACGTGCTCCAGTCAGTGCCCAATGATTTTTCGCGAGACTTTGATTCCCTAATCTTTCCGTTCAGCCCCGGTGTCTTCTTACCCACGATCAAATCGAACGCGTCGCGACTGGATAAGCGCAAAGAGGTCACCGCCCCGCGTTCGTCGTCCAGGGTAAAAGTCACCGCCACCACAAGCAAATACGCATCCACGCCCAACCAAGGCGAAACTAAATGCACCATCGTGTTTGGCTGCCACAGCAGGCCAGAGGCAAGGTTTCGCCAACCCTGCGCTACCACAGTCGCCACACTACTGCGGCCACGACGTACATTGCGCTCCCATGTCGCACGGTCCTTGTAGGTCGCGTGTGGGCCACGGCTTTCCGCCAAAACCACCAGTGGGCGATAGCGGGTCACCTGTTCATCAACCGCTTCTGCATTCACCTGGGTGTGTGTTTCGGGCGCATCGGAATCATCATCGCTGCCGCGATCCTGTCCCTTTACGATGTAACGCGAATGGCGTTCTTTCATCCCGAATTCGCCGTCGGCCGACAGGATGTTCACCCCCTCGATCAACTCCGCAACCGACTCGCCATCTTTCGCGCGCGTCAGCACCAATCCGGCCTTGCCATCAGAGACCGGCATCACCGCGCGCATGCGGCACGCCCGCTCGATACATTCAAATGCGGACTCACCCTCGGAGATGCTGAAGCTGGAGAAAGCCGCACCAATATCTGTATCGACTATCACCTTGATGCCGAAAGGCAAGCAGATGTCGCGCACGATCTTGTCCAGCTTCATGCCCGACCATTGCCCCGTCTTATGGATCGCCGAACAATCCACCAAATCGCCGGTCGCATCGCGCCCGCTAACACGGAACTCATGCGCATCTGCTGCAAACGACGGCAGCGCATCGTCCACCCATCCGGTGATTACCGTCTCACCGTCGACGAGGATCGTGCAGCGCTCGCCACGGCGGATCTGGCGCGGTACGGCTTGCCCGGGCCAACGCTCAGAAACCGTCAACTCAAAGCTACCCGCGATCTGCTCGATGCCGCGCCCGATGCGCGCGCGCTTCCAACCGCCGTATACCTGGTCGCCGATCTTGATCTCAACCATTGGTCAGCACCTCCAACGGCTGCCCGCCCGGCACGAACCCCGCATGGCGTACACGGTTGCGCGCCACGATCTCATCCGCCCGCTCGGCATCGCCATAAAGCTTGTAAGCCAGCACGATGGCGGGAAGCGTCTGCCCCGGTGTGTATTGGATCAGTCGTGTCAGATTCGCCGCACGTGCGCCGATATCACGCACCAGCACCGCGCGCAGATTGCTCAGCGCGAAATACACCTCGTCCGAAGCTATCTCTGCTGCTGCATCCAAACGGTCCACCAAGCTATCGCGCACCAGCAGTGCATCATTGCTGCTCGCATAAGATATTGCCCCCGCAGCGCGGGCTGCTACCACCAGCCCACTGCGTTGCATCAACTGCGCCACCGCCACCGCGTTCTGGGTGGCCTGCGCCTGCGCGGGCGTTGAGATATTGCTCGGTTGCGCGCTGACAGATTCCGCCACCGCACCACCCGCTGAATACGCATGCTCCGCATTGAATAGATCGCCGATCATTTCCACTTGAGCAGAGAGTTTCTCGCCCAGTGTTGCAGGCAGGCTGAGCCACTGCTCTGCTTGCCCCTTCAGCGTACTCAAATCAGCATAGATACCGGGCAACACATTGACCTGCGCAAATCCTCTCAGCGTCGCACCATAGGCTGTGTCCAGCGCCGAGTTCACGCTGGCCAGCGCGCGTACACTCACAAACGAAGGCATGCCAGAGATGGAAAATTTATTGGCGAAATCTGCGCGTATCGCCGCGACAGCAGCATCAGCAGCAACCGTGATCGCCGCCTGTGTATCCACGCGCACCGTGGGAAACGCATTACCGCCTGCCTCAATGAAAGACAGCGAGTAACTAGCCATCCCGCCCGCATCTACGCTCTCGGTCGGGCGGCAATCCTGTACCGCCACCTGCATGCGGCCGCGCGTCGGGTGTACTAACTCACCGGGGCCGGACTGTTCGCAGGCTGCCTCCAGTTGATCTCGCCAAGCCATGTAGTCGGTGCCAAGAACGAACGCCTCCAGCGTGAACTCGCGCGCCTTGCGCCCCATGTCTTCCACATAAGGATCGTCACGCCCAGGATAGCTGTGCACCACATTGCGTCGACCCAATACTGCCGAGGCCGAACGGAAACGGAACTTCACACCGCGAAAGGTCGCCGTCTGCCATTGATCGCGCCAGGCCATCAGTTACCTCCCGCCATGTATAAGCCGTTGTGCACGTTGACGCGCAAGCCTGGCTGGTCTGTCTTGAACCCCATCACCGACGGGTTGCCGTCGCGGTCCACCTTGATACGCAGTTCGCCGTTCAGCTTGGTCTCGGCATTCAGCGTATTCAGCGCCATCTCAGCATCCTTGCTGCCGAAGAACTTCATTATTTGCAGCGCGATATTTCCGCCAAGATCAGTGTGGCCAACTGCATATCCACCAGCCAATGATGCCGTGCCAACTCCTGCGGCCGTAGTCATTGCACCGACCCCCATCAAACGAAGTGCAGATAGGTTAGAGCCGCCCAACAAAGCCGCGCTAATCAGCAATTTGCGCATCGCGCCGCCCGTGGTCACCGACCCCTTGCCGATGTCTACTCCGACTCCAGGCGTACCGCCAAACCCGCTGCCCGGCATGTTCACCACGAACACCGGCATCACCCCTGCAGCGGCCTCCAGCGCCTTACCCTCAGCCACGCCTGCCGCCGTACCACCCAGACGCTTTGACAACGCGCTCAGCGCCTTGCCGCCATAGCGTGCGGTGGCCAGCGTACCCAGTGTCAGCGCAGCACCACCCAGCAACATATCCTTGCCATCCAATCCGAGGCCGCCGTTCTCCTTTTTATCCATGCCAAACTTGATGAGGTTGGAGAGCGTTTCGTTGATGGGCTTTGCAAAATCGTCTGCAGCCGAGCGCAGGGCAGTCTTCAAGCGGCTGGTCTGGTCGACGGCGTTGTTGATCGCATCCGGCAGGTCGCGCGCGATCGCGCCGCCCGCATTGGATATCTGCGCAGAGAATTGGTTGACCTTGCCCAGCATGTCGCCGGACAACAACACGCGCATACCTTTGATGGTATCCAGATCGGCATTGCCGAACGCTTTTTGGATGAACACTGAGCGATCCTTCTCGGTGCCCAGTGTGTCGTATTGTTTCTTGATGTCGGCCAGCACGGCCAATGCATCGCGACGCTGTCCCTTCGCATCGAAGAAGCGAACGCCTGTTGCAGCCTGTGCTTCTTTCATGTAACGCAGATTGGTGAACAAGCGCAGCGTGCTATCAGCCAGCGTAGCCAGACGCTCGGGCTGGCGCTCGATCTGCGACAAGCCTTCGATGAAGGCCAGTGTCTTATCGAATCCAAAACCCGCTGCAGCCGCATTGGGCCCCACGCGGCCGAAGATAGAAGAAAGGTTCTCCAGTTCTGCGTTTCCAAGTCGCCCGGCCACCGTCATTCTGTCCAGGATGTCCACCGCCATGCCAGGCTTGGATAGATCAAAATCAAACGCCGTTGCTGCCACGGTCAGCGAGCCGGTCAAGCTATCCGCATTAGCGCCCGTCACCGCCATCGCTTTGTTGGTGGCATCGATCACCGGCAGGGCTTCGCGGAAGTTCAGACCGGCTTGCACCGCATTGTTAAAACCCATCTGCAGATCATCTACCTGACGGCCCGTTTCGGAGCCCATGCGGAACAGCTCCCTGCGCAGATCCGCAACGTCTTGCTTGGAAGCGCCCGCCGTTTGCCCGATCTGAGTCAAACCCTTATCCATCTTGGCGGACTGAGCAATGGCCGCCACAACACCAACCGAAACGCCCAGTGACGCAAGCTTACCCTCGACCGATCCAAGCACTCCCTTGAGCGCCTCGAACTCACGCTTTACTCCGCCCGCGAAAGTTTTAACGCCACGCTCCCCATGCACCAAACCCGCAACGAAGCGGGCGGTGTCGGCATATAGCCGCATGGATAGCGTAAGGTCACGTGAGCTCATGATTGTTTCTTCGTTAACTTATCTAGGTAGTAGTTAAATTCAGCGGCTGGCAGTCCAAGAATCTCTTGGCGCGGCCAGCCGGTCTTTAGCGCGATCAGCAGAATGCAATCCAGCACATTCCCCTGATGCGCTATACGGCTTCCCCCAGCGCATCGATCTCCGTCTGTTTGTTACGCAGTGCGCGGTAGTCGGCTGGTTTCAGCTTGATCAGCATGTTGGTGGTGAAAGGCCCCGCGAATTCGTCGCCATCGTCGGTCGTCACTTTCACGAGTTGGCGCAACATCATCTGGCCGTTGAAGATGATCGGCGTTTCAATGCCGCCACCCATCTTCGCGGCCTCAAGCTCCGCGCACATCATGTCTTCCACATACACCTCACGCAGCTCAAAGCCGTTGAACAGCTTCTCGCCGACTTTCATGCCATGCCGGAATTTGCCTGTGACGGTAGTCATCACACTTCCTCGCACTGCGAGCCATAGAAGGATGCCTTGATACCGTCGCGCGACAGCTCTGGTGCGGGGCCGTTAAATGCATCGGTGATCACGAAGCTCTTGCCGTTGTCGGTGTCGAAGCTGATCGTGGCATCCTTGATCGCTTGGATCTCTTTCAAGCTGATGTTGGCCGTGTGGATGATGGTGCAATCCACCTGCGGCGCTTCGATCTTCTCCTGGTGCCCAGCAACACCGCTGTCGCCGATCACGGCTTCACGGCTGATACCGCCGAACTTCAGGCTTGCGCCCTCCTTGGTGTTGTAGCGTTTGCCCGCTACGGTGATGAAAGCGCGTCCGAATACTTGTGACATGGTTGTCTCTCCTTACAGTACGTATTGAACGGATGCCGCGAACACATCGAACTGGTTGACCACGTTCGGCGACAAGATGGAATTGATACGGCAGGTATCCGCTGTAGATCGAACCACGATCAGATCTGCCTTGAACTGCTCCAGGTCTTCTAACAGACCGGCTTTCTCCGCCTTGGCAGCCGCACCGATCAGCGTGTTGCGGATCAGTTTTGGCGTAGCGATCTGCTGTCCCGGCTGGATGCGTTCCAGCACGTTGTCTTCAGCCAATTTGTGGCGCGGGTAATCCGTTGCGATCGCGAAGCGGAACAGGAAGCGTAGATAGTCCACCGTCCACTTCGTGTTCAACTTCAGCAGGCTCACATCGTCCATGCCGAAACTGTTGGTCTGATAGGTCGTCACTACCTGCTCGATGCTGGCCGCGCCAGATTGATCGAACACGATGGTGCTGATGCCGTCATGCAGCAACAGGTTGCGCTCGGTGTCGGTGAAGCGATCCGCCTCGACCGGTGCCATCACATCGGGCAACGCCAGTGTGCGGAAAGGCAGGGCAGGATCGTTCGCGCCAGAGAATTCGCACACCGCGCCGAACTGAGCAGAGATCACCCAAAGCAAGGTTGGCGAAGCTTTCAGGCCGCTGAATGTGCTGTGGCCGCTGTTGCGCGCTGCGCCATAAGTAGACAGCGTGCTGTAGCTGCCAGCCTTGTGGCAGAACACGTGCCCAGCGCGCATATCCATGCCGCCCCAACGTGATTGCAGTTCAGTCTCCATCAACGTGACGTTGGCCACATCAGTCCAAGCCATCAAGATCGAGTAGGCCGCCAGCGAAGACATCGCCGTGATCGCAGCGGTCACATCCGGGTTGCCAGCACCTCCAGTCATCGCCGTGATCACCAGCGCCACACCATTCGGTGTGAATTCGCCCTGGTAGTAATTCACACGCAGGTCGATGCTGTTACCTTCCTCGCCCTTATGGCGCGCAGTCACCGTCACCGTGCCAAGGGCAGCCGCAGCCGTCACCGCACCATCCACATCTGCGTTGATCGCCGCTGCCACGGCTGTGGCGATCTGTGCGGCCGTGTGGCCACTGGTGATACCCACCGTCAGGCGACGGCCCCCGATATATAGATACAGCGTGCCAGTCGCGGTAGAAGGGCCGGTGAACGCCAGCGTGCCAGCTGCAAACGCACCCGCAGGATTATCATCCAGTGCCAGCGCGTAACACTCGGTGTAGGGATTGACCTTCATCACCGCCGCGATCTGCTGAGCCAACATCGAGCCACGCCCGAAGTAGCCCACACCATCTTCTTTGCGGGTGACCTTACTCAACACACCAGCCTGCACTGTGCCTGTCGCAAGGCGCTGGCCAAGGATCAACATCTTGTGCTGCATCTGCGGCAATCCTCGCACGGCACGGGCGTGGTCAATCTCGATGAATTGACCGGGCACGCGCCAATCGACGGGAATAGTTTGGTAAGTGATGTTGTCCGGCATGATGAGTCTCCTGTTAGATAACTAAATTTATTAACGGTATTACGCAGGCTTTTTAGCTTTGGCCAGCTCGCTTAACGTCACGTCGCCATCATTCTCACGGCGTGCCCAGTAGCTGCTGTGGGTGACGGTATCGCCAGCCTCTGGTAGATAAGTGCCGTCTTCCTTGCGCACGCGCAGCCCCTTGAGGGGTTTGGCGGTAACGGGTTGTCCGAATGGCAGTTGCATGGTCATCTCCTTATGGTTGAACAGTTTGCAGATCCTGAAGCTCAGGCTTGCTTGTTAAATAATCAGGGACATCGCCGACCCACTTGGTGTGTTCGGCTGCCGAGACTTGTGGCTTAACATCGTAGTCAGCGCGCATCGTTGTGAAATCAGCCAGCACGGTCTCATCTAGCCCAGCGGGAAGTTGAGCAGTAGTGGATACATGCACCACCGCGCAGGTCAGGCCAGCCTTAGTTAGCTTGTCATCCAGCATCAAATCCACACCTGTCACGCGCCACACATATCCGCCAGCGCGCCCAGACTCCATCAAGCCCAATACGGCAGACACGATCTGATACATCCCCAGCGTCTTGCCATCACCGCGTCTTGCGTCTGCGTGTCCGCGCGCATTGCGTGCCACACAGGCCAAACCGAACGGCACTGTGATCGAGCCGTCTTGCACCGAGGCATGCACGCCCGCCACAACAAATACAGCAGGGGCTTGCGCCGCAAACTTCTGCACCAGGTTGTCGCCATCCAACTCTGGCAACGTTTCCACGCAGGCCAGCTTGGCGCTCAATGCACTCGCAGTGATTGCATCGACCAGACCGATCTCCATCTCGGCGAACATCAGCGCGCGCCCTCTATGCGATCCGACAGCAGATCCAGAATGTCAGCCGCGTTCTCATCGTTCACACCTAGGTATGGCCGTGCCACGATCTTTTGGCGCAAGGTATAAGCGCCCACGTTGACGGCTACACCAAACCTCAATTTGTGGCCGAACGCGGAGGTGATCACCCGCGTATGTGATGTCACATTGACCGACCCATCAAAACCTAACTGCATGGCTGGACCGTACACACGATTGGTTCCCCACTCGGCAAAGCTGCGGCCGGAACGGCTAGTGATCGAACCACTCAAATGGCCGTCTTTCGTCAACGTCTTGCCGCCCCGTAATCGCACGCGCAGGCTCGGCTTCCAACGGTTACCCTCCGGGCTGATCTGCAGACGGAACCGCTCGCGCGTCGAATTCTCACCAAGGGTTGCGATGTCACGTAGCGCATCGGAAGGGTCTTGACCCAGCGCGATCAACTCGGCCAGCTTCGAGCGAACGCTGCGCGAATCGACATCAGCACGCATGAGGATGCCGCCGATCACTAGAACCCCTCCAGCGAAGTTGCGTTAAACACACGATCCGGTGCAGCGTATTTCACGGTCGCGTGATCTTGCGGCTGCACCTGGCTATCGTTCGCGCCGAGATTTACCGTGCCCTTACTGATCGAATCCAGCAGCTTGATTGCGTCCTTGTGGCGCTGCGTGATCTGTTCGGTGGCGATATCGTCATACAGCGCATAGCGTGCTAGATCGCATGCGACCCCAACCACCAGACGCGGCACGGCGCTCAACGGCACCTGATACTTCGACAACAGATAGCCGTCGATCACACTATCCGCATCCAGCAACTTCCCCTCGATCAAGGCCAGTGCCGTAGCAGTTGCTGCCTGCTCGTCTAGTGTGTACCCGCTCATAACTCCGCCCGCCGCCGCTGTCTTCAACATCTCGGCCGACACTAGGCGCGGGATACTCCGATCCGCACGCTGCGCGATCTCTTCGGCGGCGAACTGATTGAGTAGAGTGGTGGGGGTGGCGTAGGTCATGACGGATTACTTGCCAGCGGAGATCTGCGCCCAGGCCGCATCGCGGTCAGCGGCCACAACAGGCCATCCGGTGATCGCGGTGAGGGCTTCGGTTTTTGGTGCACCGCTCTTTACCCACAGCGCCTTGTTGTTGATATCGAGCTGACCGATGGCAGCCATGATGGAGGCGATGCGTTCAGCTTCGTCGACTGGGGCTGTTATCGTGTTACTTGTTACACCCGTCGCATCGCTGATCGCATTTACGGCGCGCAGGTCTTCCGCTTCCTTGTCTTCCAGATCAATGGTTTCATCGACCGCATATTCCTTGCCATCGTGCTTGATCGGGCTTAGTACTGAATAAGTTTTCTTTGCCATGTCGTGTACCTCTTACAGACCCGCCCGACAGTTCGGGCGGGGGGCGCTGTCCAACGCTCGGGGGTTATGGATTAAGAGACGACGGTCTGGAGCAGGTAACCGGCAGAAGCGGCGGCGATGACGGGTGCGCGCTCATCGTTGACCGGATACATCCAGCTGTTCTTTCCGCGATCCATGAATGCCGACTCGACCATCGGGTAATTGCGCAAACGGTATGTATAACCGTAGCTGGGCAAGCCGCCATCGTCCGCTGTGGCAATCTCGGTGTAGGCCACGATCACATCCTTACCCCACACATCGGTCATTGCTCCGGCGTTGTTGTAAATCGCATCACCGCTTACGACACGTTCCACATCGAACAGATTGGCTAACATCTCCAATGTCACGCTGTCACGGCCCGTGTATTTCACACGGTCAATAATCTTTGGATGGCGCTTTGCCGCTTTGAACGCCTTGGGGGACAACACCACGGTGTTGGGGCGCATGCCAACTTGAGCACGGATGCTTTCAACGGCAGTATCGATGTCCGCAGCGGGGTCAGATACGCCGGATGCATAGTCATCCCAACGTGATGTGCCTGCCAACGCAGCCTTGTTGCTTGCCGCGTAGTTGGCTGCATTGCGGGCGATTACAGCAGCCTGATATTCAGCGCTCAACAAGATGATGTTCTGCGTCTTATTGACCGCGCCGCGCCCCAGGTTGATGCCAGGCACCTGCGTCGCTTCCTGAAGATGCTCGAACGGCACCTTGCCCATCAGGCGATGCCCCTCAAGGGCATACGGCTTGCCAAGATGACCGAACTGAACTTCCTTCGTATCCGCGCCGGGTGCACGTGCTGTGTTGTACAACTCGAAATCTTCCTTGCCGAACTCCAGAATCTTGCCACCGCGCTGATCGACAGGAACAACCGGGAACAGATAATCAGCCACCATGCGGCCATTCTTGTAGCCCTGAGCGACTGTCGAAAGAATAGGATCGACTACGCGCGCTTGCGCATTGGTCATGTTGCCAACCAAACCGATGGCCATCGCCGCGTTAGGATCAAGCACGCCAGCATGTGCCGCGAATGCCAGCCCTAGTGCCGCGACAGAAATCGCGACGATGTGCCAGAAAGAGTATTTGCTTTTCATTGTGTAGCTCCTTAAAAATTGATTTGAAATGATCCGGCTTAGTTCGGGATCAGTACGACTTCGACGAACTGGCCTGCTGCGGTCGACACTTCACCGGGTGCCAGACGCGCCACCGTGGCACCTGCCGCCTTGGTGATGGCACGGCCCGTTGCATCGGTCTCGATCAGAGCGCCTGCCGCGATGGCTGCGCCAGTTTCGACAATGGCGGTACCGAGCGTATGCACAGCAAGCTTGTCGCCGATTGCAGCATCTGTATCAGATACACCCTGCGCATTCACGCCAGCACCTGCCACTGCACCGGCAGGTGTCACGAAACGGTTTGAGGTGATCACGCCACTGGCCGTCATGGTCAGCGCCAGCAAACTGATTGCATTCTTCATCTTGGTTCTCCTTTGTGATGGATAGGGTTACTGGCTTACTGCGGCCAACGCGGCCTCGTAAGTCGTTTTGTTGGCAGACTGGTACACCAACGCCTTGGTGTGCAGCGCCAAGCGGTCGCTATCCACACCGTAGCCGGATGGCGCAGCAAAGTTGACTACGCCAGCAGCATCACCAGTCGCGCCCGATACCTCGGCGAACTCGACCAGCTTCGGGTTGGCCAACAACGAAGCCTTGTATGCATCGAGCAGTGGCTTTTTGGCATCACCTTCACCAAACTCGACCACTGATTCTTGATCGGCCATGAAGTCCATCGTGGCGATGACGACATCCTTGCTAACAGGTAGCAACTTGCCTTCCTTGACCAAGCCTTCGGCAAAGGATACGTGGCCAGCATGGCTAGCCGTTGCCCTGGCAACTCTGTCGCGCTCATCCGCATCAGCTACCTGTTGTTTCAATTTGGCGTTTTCCGCCTCGAGTGCAACTTTTTGTTCTGGGGTCACTTGATCACCTCTACTTTCGGAAAATGATGCGGAACCGCCCGCACCGGCTTGTGACTCGTTACGATCCTCGATGATCTCTTCGGTGGCGGCCGCTTCAAGGCTGCTGATCTGATAGTCAGGCAGCACGCGGTCGGCTTCGTCTTGACTGAATTTGCCGATGAAGAATTCACGGATGTTTCGAAACAGCTTGGCCACTGACATATCGTCGTAGCCGCCAAAATCCAACTCGGAGAATTCAACGATTCCCTCTTCGCTATCGGCGAAGCTGATGCCGTGCTCGTTCAACCCTTTAACGGCTGGTGGCATCGCACCTAGAAAACCGACGTGACGAAGGTAGTACACGCCCGGCACAGGATTGCCAGGCGCATCTGGAGTCCAGAAGGAAGCGGAAACACTGGGGAACATCTTCCTCTCGACCCATTCCGCAAATTCAACCAGAACATCTTTCGGGGAAGCGTTGAGAATACCCTCTGAAAAGTCGAGAGTAGCAACCCCACCAAAACGGGGTTTGTTGAGCTTGGGATGACCAACGCAGAGCGGAGCCTCATGCTTCGCCGGATCGTAGGCGGCAGCACAAGCCACCATGTCAGACTCAGAAATTTCCAGCTTTGCACCGTTCATCGCAGTGCGTTTGCCTGGCTTGAAGATTTGGATTGGTTTTTTCATGCCGCCCATTTTCCCGGGGCATGTGTTGCGCGGCGATACTGAAGGGCTTCAGTGCGGAGGAGATGCCAGAACTTGATCTCTTTTTTACCCTAACACTCAACCCCTAAAAATGCAAAGCTGAATGCATGTGTCAGATTCAACACCTGAGAGTGGGTTAAAACACGCCCAAGGAGGCCGTTAGACCCCCGTTAAAAACGTCGCGCCGCGATTTTAGCTACATCGGGCGCTTGTTTGGGTGTCAAAACGCCACAGGGCGTTTTTACATCTGGCGGCATTTTTGGCAGCTGGCGCATCGTTCCGAAGGGGAATATACTTCCTCTGCGGGCGCGACACGGTGCTATTCCCCCGGCCGTAGCACGGCAGAGATGCCGGAGCGCCATGTGGGGTTGCCGGGTAACCGGATCGGGGGGCCCCACCGCCCGCTACTTATTCCCTTCCTGCTTGCGTAACAACCTGCGGATCTCTTCATCCCGTTTCACTTGGCTGCTCGACAGCCTGCGGAAGCTGGTCATGAACACAGCCTTGCCGCTACCTGTCGCTTTAACCACCGTCACATACCCGTCCAGTTCCAACAGATAGACCAACGCGGTATCACCATCTTGGATACGCACGCCGCGCTCGATGGCCTGCTGCACGAACGCATATTCCTCCAGCGCAAGCTCTGGGTGCACGTCGATCTGCTTCTGCATCGTCTCAGCAGACAAGCGCACCGTATGTGTCTTCGCGCCGATCAGCTCAGCATCCGCTGTAACCAGCACACCGATAGGGAACACACCTTCCGGCTTTGCAAAGAAGCGTGCGAACGCTTCGCCAGATACGATTCCCTTGAGCACACCAGCGGCCAGCGGCACGTCGACTGCATCCAGCTTCTCGGTGATCATCTTCGGCAGGTTGGTCAGCCGCCCGCCCATCGGGTAATTGAATGCGGGGTGCACCCCCTGTGGTATCTGCTGCACTTCGCCGGTGCGCTTGTTGGTATAGGTCACCGTCGGCACCTTGGGCGTTGCACTCACCTCTAATCCGCGCCGCGCCAGATCGCGCCCTGACATCTGGATCACTCGGCACTTGCAGCCGAATTCTTTGACCGGCGCATGCGACTGCCAGAAAGGATCATCCACCGGCAGCACCATGCCATCCCAGGCGGAATGCTGTAGACGCGGGTTCTCGCTGTTGTTCGCGTCGTATTGCAGATAGGGGAAGGTCTGCTTGCTCGCTTGGATGCGCTCCCACCGTCCCTCGCTGTGCGCTGTGCGCAGGTTGGTGTCGTAGATCGTTTTGAGACGGCGCGTGCTGCCAAGCTGCACGTTCTTGATCTCTTTGGTAAGTGGGTCTTCCATATCGGCGCGACCCCACCAGCCTTTTTGCACCAGCATCGGTTCCAGCGTTTTGCGAAAGTCGGCGAAAGTGGTGCCGTTGACCAGCGCGCTATCCACTGCCGTGCGGATATCGCGCAGGATGTCCAGTTGCATGGCTTTGGCCACAGTGAAGCCAGCCTGATGTTCCTGCTGCCAGACGTCGCGCCAGTCGAATCCGATCTTGTAGCCCTTCTGCCGGAAGAAGGCGATCGCCTCTTCGGGCGGCAAGGGTTCGAGCTTAATCTTCGGCATTGACCTTGCCCCAGATCCGCGCGGCGAACTGCCCCTGCGCCAACATCTCGGCCAGTTGCACAGTATCCATGTCTTGGATCAGATCCGGCAGCCGCGCCTGAAACTCCGCAAAGCTGCTCACTTCCGCCGCCAGCGCCACGATGGGCGCGATCAACGGATCGGTGACGCGCTCCCAATCGCTCGCCATACCTGCCGCTAGGGCGTCTAACTCGTCAGTGTCTTTGATAAAAGCACCAGATACCCTGCGGTAGTTCTCAGCAAACTCGGCATCTCCAACTTGGCCAGTCGGCGTATCTTTGTCGGAAGAATTGACCTCTACCCACTCCCCACCATACGTATCCTGGATGTACTTCAGCGTCGGCTTGAACCCCATCTTGCTGATGCGTTCGTCTCGCTCGCTGGTGGTGTTCGCGTCTTCCTCGTCCTCGCACTTGCGCCATACCTGCGGCAGTGCAGCGCCGGGGAAATTCCATTCGACCAGCCACTTCACCACCGTAGCGTTGAAGCTCATGCATACCAAGTCGGCGTCGGCCTTAACGATGTCCGCGCGCACGTCTCCCTGCAGATCATCATTGCCCAGTTTACCGGGCGAGCCTTGGGTGCTAGCCGTCTGGCCCAGCGTCACGCGGGCAATGGCTGCATCCATGCGGTCGTAGAGTTCGGTGTAATCAGCTGTGCCGCCGCGTGTGGCCTCCAGCAGCGTCGCCATCATGCCTTTTGGATGGATGATCGCGCTGTCGGTCTGGATGGCTTGCAGCGCGGACAACAGCTTGTCCTGATCCTCTTGGCTGGTACCAGGCTCATATTCCCCCACAGCAGTTGGGCTGCCGAACTTCTCCAGGAAGATCAGCCAGAACTTCACTCCGCTGCGCTTGAAGAACACCGGCCAGTAGAGCCAATGCGCCAGACCGAGGCCGTAGGGTTCGTCGTCGTGGTCGCTGCCGGTGGCGAAGTGCCAGAACTTCTTCTCGGGAAGTACCTCGCCCATCGGATTAGCGGACGTGCGCAGGCGCAGCGACATATCCGGCGCAAAGCCGAAGCGCCGCCGGTCGCGCACCTTGACGCCGCCACGGCTTGCATCCAACACGATCTTGCCATCCTCACCGCATACAGCGGCTCGGCCACCGCATAGCCGTAGAACACGCCGTAGAGCATCTTCTCGGTGATGTCGTCGAACGCGAGCTTCTTGATCTGCTCTTCGATGAACTCGGCGGCCTGCTTGTCGATGCGCTTGTCGCCGCCGGGCTTCACTTCCCACGGACGCGAGATCACCGCGCGCACGCGCTGGCCGAAGCAGGCCTTCACCTGGTCGTCGCGCAGCACTTCCTGGTAGATCGTCAGATCGCCGTTGCCCTTGAGCGCCAGCAGCTTGTCGGTGGATGGCAGCAGCGGCAGCGCGTCCACGTAGCCTCGTGTGATGTCGCGGCCGTCGCGCGTGGTGGCGATCTCGTCTTTCTGTTCCTTCTTTAAAGTGCTCATGATCTACCTCACATGAATCCGGACATGCCGCCGGATGTGGCGACACGTTGACCGGATGATTGGAATTCCATCGGCGCGCTGCGCGATACGGCAATCATCCACAGGATGTGCAGCGCGCACAGCCCATCGTAGTGATGGGCTGATTGCTTTTCCGGCCAGCTATCCATCTCGGCCAGAAGTAGTGTCAGCGCTGGGTTGAATAGGATGCGCGGCTCAAACGCGTCGGTGATATACGGTTCCAGCGAATCGATGCGTACCTCCGGATCGACCGTGGCCGTGACCGCCACCAGTGGCAGCGCCACGCTCTTGGCCAGCCCGGCCGTGACAAATGACTGGCGCATGTGTTCATACGCGTTGTTGTTTTCGAAGCCGATAGCCTGGCACTTGAATTCCTGCTGGAATGCGATCAGATCGGCCTCCAGCTTGCTCGGCACCCGGCGCTTGATGGCGGCATAGTCAACGTGCAGCTTCTGGCGCTCGGTGTCGTAAAAGCCCCCTACAATCGCCGACGGGTCGGACTTCTCGCCCTTACCCATCGACGGGTCGCACGCGCCGAACGGCTTCCAGTGCGACAGGCGCGACACCCAAAACGCCACCGGGGCGAAAACCTTGTCCTCATCGCTGCGCGGGTCGCCCTGCATTTCCGTGGCGAATGCCTTGGCATTCTTCGCCCGCTGGCGCATCAGCCAATACAGGCTGCGCACGCCCGGCCACGAGATCACCGCGCCGCTATCCATCTCGGCCTGGTGCGCCTGATAGAACAGATGGGACGGGAGCTGATTCTCTTCGAGTACTTCGCCGCGCTCGTTGGCGGCTTCTTCGGCGGGCTTGTCCTGGTTGAGCATCAGTGCCTGGCATTCCTCCCACATATCCATGCGCTTCGGCAGCTCGATCAGCGCGCGGAAGTGGTGTACCAGGTGTCCGATCGCGCCCTTGGCCTGGCTGATCGGATCGTTCTTGTTGAGCACGGTACCGACGCCGACGAATTTAACGGAGCCATCCGGCGGGCCGAGGAAGTCCACGGCCTTTTCCAGCCAGTCCCAGCGGTTGTTGCATTCGGTCGGGCTCTTGGCTTCCTTGTCGGTGATCAGATCGTCGCCCAGGAGCAGCTTGGGGCGAGATGCGCCGTGGAAAGTACCGCGAATCGCCTGCTCGGCACCGAACGCTTCCATCTTCACGCCGCTGCGTGTGGTGAAGTCGCCGATCTTCCAGTTCTTCGTCGCGCCGCACGCCTCCGGAAAATCCAGCGCCAGTGCGGCGTTAACCGTCAGCTCGACTTTAACGACTTCGAGCAGCTTGGTCGGCAGCTTGGTTTCCGCGCCCAGCATGGTGATGTAGTCGATGAAGTACGGCACGTCGCCTTGCCAGCCCACCTCTGCGCGGATCGTGGGCTTTTGCAGCAGCGCGCGCACGGCCACCCAGCACGGGCCGACCTTGGTGGTCAGCGATGACTTTGCCTCGCCGCGCGGCGCCACCCACCATTCCTTCGCGCCGCTCGGCTTGTCCAAAATCTGCGGGAAGCGCTTGAAGAAGTGCCGGTGAAACTCCGACGAAGGCGGACGGATGTGGTGCCGGAAGTAGGTGTAGCAAAAGAACTCGAAGTCGCCGTCCACCAGCACGCGCTTACGCCGTGCGCGCTTGGCCGCTGGCGACGGGTCGAGGCCGACCTGCTTGGCCTCGATCTCCGCGCGCAGCCCCTGCGTCAGCTCGGCAATCTCCTTGAGGAAATCTTTTTCGGAGGTGTTGTTAGCCATGCTTCATGTCCTTGGCCAGCATGGAGGTAAAATCCTTATAAGCCAGCTTCGACAGCTTGATGTATGACTCGACGATTTCGCGGTCTTTGGGTGTCTGCTCTTTCAGCCAGAACTCATAAAAGCCGCCCATTCCTTCGACGTTCTTTGCCATATCCTTAGCCATTGAGGCGTGTGCAACCACAGATAGCGCGTGTTCAGCAGAAGCTGATAGCTTAGCCATAAGCCCTCGCCAGATCATCACCAAACGGCCCGAGGATCTCCGCGAACGCGGGCGCGTGCTGCGGATAATTTTCCCGCACGAATTCAGCCAGCCGCTTCGCCACATCCGTGGCCACAGCTAGCTTGTCTGTCTCCGGCATCATCTTGCGGCTCGCGGCCATCAGCTTGTTGTACGCATCGGCAAGGCTAGCCAGCATCTGCACCTTTTCGCCGGGTGGCATATCCGAATCTTGGATAGCCTGCACGGTGGCTTGCACCTGTTGCACGACGATGCCTAAGGTTTGGCGCACTACGTCTTCGATGCCACCGCCTGCGATCATCTGCGCGCCACGTGCCTTGTCCCAATCGTCGCCCAGCTTCTTGGCTTCGCGCTTCCAGTTGCGCACGGTGTCATAGGGGATGTTGCACTTGGTCGCTGCGGACTCAAGTGCGAGCTGGTCAAAAACGTAAGCCGCGCGGACGGCGCGGCGTGCATCATCACCGTGGGCCATTGGTCTCTCCCGGCGATGGGCGACGTACACCCGGCACTTGAATGCGCCCTAGCGATACATCCTCACCGCGCGCGGTCAGATACACCGCGTCCAACTCAAGCAGATCGATGTAGCCCATCTCGGCCAACCAAGACAGCTCGGTATTCAACAAATCCACACTGGTGATGTAGCCCGTGCGCTCTACAAAGCGGCGCAGAGCAGTACGATTGAGGGTGTAGCCAGGTGCAAATCCCAGCGCCAACAAGATAGCTAGTCGACGCGATGCGTTAATCTCTTCAGCGTAAGTGCTCATCATTTACCCCCGTTTAACAGGTGACGATGCAGGGTTTCAAGCAATGTCTTCACGCCACTGAACGCGCCAGTCAGTTCGCTGATTTCATTGCTGACACCGTTAATCTTTTCGTGAAGCCCCGCTAGATCATCATGCGTGGGGGATTTTTTGGCGTTGGCCTCAAGGTAGGATATGCGCTCGTTGTAGTGCGGCGCTTTGCCTTCAAGGTCTTCTTCCATACGGCGGAAGCGTTCATCCATCGCATGCTCGCGCTGTTTGCGCAGCTCATCTTGGGTGGCAAAGCGCGCATCCAAGCTATCTTTGAACTGCCCCGCCAGCATCTTGCCGAACGCCCAAATCATGGTGGCAAAGGTCACCACAATCGCCGCCAGCGAACCCACCAACTGCCAGATTTCTATTTGCAACATAAACCACCTCTCGCTTTATCCCGGCGTGCCTGACACGCCACACAAAACCGCACTCGCGGATACGCCTCGCGGCGCGCTTCCGGTATCTCTTCGCCGCAATCAATGTCGCGGCAATGTGTCGCCGGAATGACATCTGGCTCCGGCAAGCCTCTAATCTCTTGGTGCGCTTCCCATTCCATCAGCTCCAGTTCTTGCGCTTGGTCTTCCGGTTTCACTTGAGCACTCCACCAACTTCGCCAGCTGATCGCGGCACTGCGCGTACAGCTCCATCGACTCGATATGGTTCTGCAGCATCGCGTGATCCGAGCCATTCGATAGCGGCGGGGGCAGTGGGCATGGAGTAGTCAGGCTCGCTGCGCACCGCCTCGGTTGCTCCGCGATTGGCGGCATTCCAGAGGCGCATCCCGTTAGCATCAAGGCCACAACCAACAGCACCAACAGCACTTGCAGCCATTTCCACTTCCAATTGCTGCGCGGCTTTTCCAATTTGCGCATACGTTGCGCCGATACGACCTCTTGATAGTTCGCGACTGCTTGCGACAGCCTCACGCTTCGTGTTTGTTGTGGCGATTTCGACTTGCGCAGCGTCTTGCGCGACGACCTGATTGGCGATGCATTGCGTGTTCGCATGTTTGTTCCCCGATGAATAGCCCGCACCAAATAAGCCCAGCGCCAGCAACAGCGCCACGAGCCAGAAGCCGGGATTGAATAAGTTGCTCATTCGCTCTTAGTGAAACCGAACGTGATGGGCGATGCGGTGATGATGCGCAGCACTGGATTGGCGACCGACAGGAACACGGCGAACCATGCGTACACACTGCCCGGCAGATAGGGTTGCAGCAGGTCGAACTTCAGCTCCAGCGCCAACAGCACGGCGCTGACTAGGTTGAGCCAGATAGTCTTGGACATCCACCAAGGCTTGGGATCGACGACGACGGGGGTGACGGTGGTGTTCATGCAATCGCTCCTGGTTCAGGGTTGAATATCTTGTTGGCATCAGGCAGGCCGCTATCGAGCCATGCAGCCACATCGAAGTTGGGGCAGGTCTTGTGCTTGTTGAGTGAGCCGTGGCCGACCACCTTGGCCAGCGGATAGATCTCGCGCAGTGAATCGACCAGATGATCGAGCGCGGCCCATTGCTGCGGCGTGAATTGATCGCGACCGATCACACAGATGCCGATACTCGTGGCGTTGTAGCCTTTCGCATGCGCGCCGATCTCATCGACGTGGCGACCCGTCTCAACGAACCCGCGCGTGTAAACCACGTAGTGATAACCGATGGATGAAAGGCCGGGGTTCTGGCGTGAGCGCCAGTTAGGCAGGCGTTTGAAGCCACGTGCCTTGTGCCAACTGTCGATCTCCATCACCGGCGTGATGTAGTTGCGATCGCTCGGCTTGCCAGTGAAGAGCGTCCTACCGTTCGGTGTATCGGAACAATGGATAACGATGCGGTCGATCTTCCTCATGGCTTCTTCTTCCACAAGATCGGATTGAACGAGCAGGCATTGCCCTGGTGCGTGTAGTAGCCCCCAGACTTCTTAGCGCACTGCCCATGTTGAGGCATGCGCTTGTCGTCATGTCGCGTCCAGATGGCGCAAGTGCCGCAGGTGTTTGGTGATGTGTTGTCCATGTCGCGCATGATTACGCGCGCGCGCGTAATGGGCGACACTGAAGCGCTTCAGTGCAAAGAGAAAGCCCCGCGAAGGGCGGGGCTTGGAGGGGGTGCTAGGGCGGGTTATTCTTTAATGCGCACTGCGTCGTAGCAAGATGGTTTGTATGTATTCTTGATCTTGATACAGGATCTCTCGTAAAGCTTTCCATCGATCCCAGTGAAACGGATCAACACAAGATCGCCACCAGTACGGAAGTGACTCTCAATCACGTCGGCCATGCGCACTCTGGCATTGGCTTTCTTCTCTTCCGTGTCGGACTCGCGCACATCCTTCTTAATGAGCAGCGTATGTGAATCGTCACCGTGATTCACCTTGCAGCGGAATCCGTGAGTTTCTGCTTTTGCCAAGGTGCACAGATCCTCAGTTATGCCAGCATGGGCGCTGGTTGCGATCAGCATGGTTAAAACAAAGGCAATGGCTTTCATGGTTAACTCCTTCATGTGGGTGCACATTATCTTCATTAATTGCCACCATCAACAATAGGGATTCCGTGTTTCAACAGCATTTTCTCGCTGTATTGGATCACTCCACACAAACAAGTCTTTGTACACGGTGGATAGTGATCAGTCCAATATGGGTGGTCGTAACGAAGAGCTTTTCCATCCATTGCGCAGCATTCAGGTTTTGCTCTTCTAGGGTCCGCCACATCAAGCATTAAGTACGGGAACGTGTCCACTGACAACATGATCCGCTTGCGTTGCTCATCAGAATGCTTTTTGCGAAGCTGATAGTTTTCCTCTTCGCTGAGCCTTTTTCCCATGACTCTCTCCTTGTGCCTACAGCCCGCACCTTAAAACAACCCCGTCTGCCTGTCATCCTCCACGGTACTGCCGAGGATAGTCCACACCTGCCGATCACTAAGATTGAAGCGTCTAGCCAGCACTGGCACTGGGATGTTGTTGGGCGGGCTGTAGAGCCGCACGATCTCGCGATTACGCGCTTCGCGCAGGCCGCGCGCGCAGCGGGCAACATACAGCCAACGTCCGCCGCCAGTATTCTTTACTAACTCGGTGAGCGCTTCGATGCCGATACATTGAGCCAGCGGGTGATCGGGTGTGATGTTGCGGATGGCGGGCAGGCGCGGGGTGGTGCCGCCGTAACGCTCGACCAGTTTTAACGCTGCCGCTTCGCCGATGATCTCAACCACTTCGAGCAAGTTGACTGGGGTGACGGTCAATTGATTGGCCTTGACGGTTTCGGGCTTCACTTCGCCTGCTCCTTGCTCTTCTTCGTGTGTTCCAGCACGCCAGCCAGAATCCACAGTTGGCCTTGATCCATCATCTCCAGCTTGCGGTCGACGCCTGTTTGGCGCTTGCCTGCGCCCTCGGCGTATGCCTTGCCCACCTTCATGCTCTTGCACACCATGCAGATCTTGCGCAGCAGGGGCTGGCGATCCGGCGCGGCTTTGTCGATGAACGCCCACTCGTTAACCTTTGGCACGGGCTTCCAACCGCAGGCGCGGAAGTGATCCAGCACCTTGCTACGGCCTGCCTGATCCAGATCGGCAGACGACCGCACGCGCGCCACCGACCACAGGATGTCGCGGTAGGCATCGTCGGTCATGGCGAGGTCGCGCTTGGCTGCGTGGATAGCGGCAAGGTCGCGGCGGCGTTGGTCGGTGGGGTAGCGGTTCATGGTTAAGCAGCTACTTCCTGCTCGAACGGCGTGATCACAAAATCCTCAACGCCTGTCACGACGGTGATGCCTGCCACGCCCTTCACGCCGTCTGGGTCGTTGAGGATGGCTTCTTTATTCACTTCCAGCTTCTCGCGCACGAACTGGCTCAAGCCGAGGCGTTGCAGTGTCTCGATGACACTCTCGGCACCTGTCACACGCACGCTGGGGGGGCGTTGACGCCATTGCACTTCGCCTGTGACGAGGTTGGCGGTCTTACCTTTTCCGCACAGTTCGTCGCGGTTGGCTTCGCAGTAGAACTGCACGCCTTCCTGTAGCTTTTTGAGGTCGTCTCCGATGGTCTCCAGCACGGGCTGGTAGGTCGCGGTGATGTGGGCGATGGCGTCATTCATCTCGGCGGTGGTGCGCAGCAGGTTGCGCTGCGCGTCGCCGATGGAGCGGATGTCGCGTGCGGCCTCATCCTTGGTTTGCGGGATGTTTACTTGGGCTTTTGCTTTGATGCGGGTCTTTGGTGCCATGTGTGTCTCCGGTTGGTTATTTATAAATTGCCCAGACGATCCAAGCGATTGCGCTTATGACGCTGACAGGGATGAGTGCGAAAAGATTTCCGATGCCGCTGAACATGCCGCCGCCGTCATCGACGATGAACAGCGCCCAGAACACGCCGATGAGCGTGATGGCTAGGGGAATCCAATAGGTTGCAAAAGTGATGGTCATCTTTGGTCTCCGTTAAGTGGGTAGGTGTAGCTGGCCGAGCAGATCGGGCAGCGGAATACGGCGCAGCTTGGCTTCTAGCCCCAAGCTATGCATGGCGCGGCGGCGCAGGAATTCGCAGGTCTGTGTCATCTCTTCAGGTGTGGAGGCGACGTAGTAGCCATGCTTTGGCGTGCCGCAGATGGCGTGTCCGTCATCACGTAGCTCACTGATCAGCGTGCGCACGTGGCGTTCTTTGGCGCTGAGTTGTTGAGCCAGCGCTTTGACGCCGATGCCATTGCCCTTGCCGATGTGATGCGACAATAGGTTGAGCAGTTGGTTACTGGTTGCCATTGGAGCCTCCCTTGGTTGATTGCCTATACGTCTTGGTTAAATCCTTGTTGATGCAGTGGCCGCGATGGCGCAGGACATTGGCCAGCATCGTGCGGTCGCGGTGGCTATGCGTAGATTGGCGCAGCAGGCCGAAGTAGCTGTTTGCGGTCTCGAACAACTCATGTGCCGGGATTTGCGCAGCGCGGCTCAAGGCATCGTTAAACGTGCGGCGGCGGGTATATCTGCGCCACGGTTTAACGACTTGGCCCACGAAGTCCACACCGCGTTCTATCGGTTGCAGGATGGTCTTGCTGGGATTGATGCGCGCCCCGAGGTTGTCGCGTAGGAACTCCTCGATCTCCCACTTCGCGGCGTTCAGCCACTGCGGTGACGTATGCAACAACAGAAAGTCATCGACGTAGCGGATGTAGTGCTTGCAGTGCAATTCGTGCTTGATGAACTGATCCATCAAGTCCAAATAGACGTTGGCGAAGAACTGGCTGCTCAGGTTGCCAATGGGCAGGCCGAGGTGCGCTGGCTGGCTGGTAAGGCGCTTATGCGCAGGGACGCGGGCGAGCAGATCCGGATCGCCGCGCAGCTCGAAGTCTTGGCGCGGATCGTGGAACAGCACCTGCTCGGCCAATTGCAGCCACCAGCCATCTACACGCTTGGCCAACAGTTGGCGCACCACGCGCTTGTCGATGCTAACGAAGAAGTTGGCGAGATCCAGCTTCAGGTAATGCGCGGGCTGGCTCCAATTCTGGGTGATGCTGCGGATCTTCGCTTCCAGACGCTTCGCGCCATACAGTGTGCCGCGACCGGGAATGCAGGCGCATGAATCTGCGATGAATCCTGCGTAGAAGCGAGGTGCGATGCGGTTGTAAAGCAGGTGATGCACGATGCGGTCACGGAACTCTGCGGCCCATACTTCACGTAGTTTTGGTCTGGTGATGACGAAGCAGATGCTCTTGCCGGGCTGATAGCGGCCTTCCAGCAGTTCATCGTTCAGACGACATAGGTTACGTTCCAGATTCGTCTCGAAAGCCAATGCGCTGGCACTGTTGCGCTTGGTGCGGCGACAGTCGAGATAGGCTTGTACCAACTCTTCAAAAGAGAATTCAGCATGGTGGCGCGTTTGTTCATCTGCGGACGGCTCTAGCGCGGCACTTGTTGTTGGTGTTGTTCCAATTCTGGTTGCCGTTGTTGAAGTTCTGATTCCAAGCGGAACCGGAGCCGCGCTGCGATGTATCGTGCTTTCTACGTCGCCTCGGCGACCGCTATAGACGGTCAGCAAGGAAACTGCGCCAGACCTGCCTTGGGTATCTAGCCCAGCGGTATCTGCGGTGCGCATGGCGGTGGCCTGTGTGGCCAGCGGCACGACCAGATCAACTTTTCGCACAGTCGTCATGGCCTTGACCCTGACGAAGCGGGCGACATTGCGTATTTGCGCCATCCCCCAGCCTGCTTGCCGACCTTGTCGGTCAACGCGACAGCCTTGGCGTACTGGCTGGTCGAGATGAGCAGCTTGTCGCGCGATATACGCAACAGCAACTCGGCAACCTGCAACCGCTCGATCAGCGCGTCGAGATGTGGCGCTTTCTCCCTAGCGCAGTTAGCGCGGAAGATGAGCGTCACGATCTCTACGCACTCATCACGCAATTTGCCGCCTAAGCTTTGCTTGAAATCCCTCCGCATATTTGCAGACAGATCCGTGATGACGCCGAGTAGGTCGTAGGCCACTTTGTATATGGGCAGTTCTGAGGTGATTGCCATGCTGAATAAATGAATTATTGAATCGTTAAATGGCTACTGATCTGCGGACGGCTCTAGCGCGGCACTTGAAGCTGGTGAAGTTCCAAAGCTGGTAGCCGATGTCGAAGTCCTGAACCCAAGCGGAACCGGAGCCGCGCTGCGCGCCAGACCAATACCAGTTCGGTGTGAAATGCTCAGGCAGGTTGGCGAACAGCAGTGCTTGTTCGCGGCGCGTTGGCAGTTCACCGCCTGCGTCGGCGGCGAATTTCTTGGCATCGTCCCAGTTCACGGCTTGTGCCTCGCCGGGAAGTAATACGATGTGCTGATCTGGCTCGCCGTCCTTGCCCAATAGCAGGCCGCCATACTCTTCTCCTGCCTTGAGCAGGGATTTCAGGAATTCGTTCTTTGCGTTGTTCATTGCGATCTCCAATTGATGAATGCTGAAGTGTTAAAGGGATACGCTGCGGACGGCTCTAGCGCGGCACTTGAAGAAGGTGCTGTACCAATCCTGGCTGCCGTCGTAGAAGTCCTGAACCCAAGCGGAACCGGAGCCGCGCTGCTCGCTAGACCAGTACCAATCCTTCTGGAAAAGCTCAGGCAGGTGCTTGTAGAGCATGGCTTGCTGCACGCGATCCGGCAGCTCGCCGCCGATGGATGCGGCCCAGTCCATCTGGGTCTGCCAGTCGGCATCGTCGTTGTCGCCGGGCAGTAGAAAGGTGTGTTTCCCAGTGCCATCAGGATTGATGATGGTTCCAGCGTAGATCTCACCTTCTTTTGGTTCTGGTATTACAAAGTTGATTGCTTTGTTCATGGTGTTTCTCCTTGGTTAATTACTGCTTGGTTTGAGTGCTGCTTTAACGTGTGCTGGCATGCCATCGCGGGGCTTGCTTTGGGTTGGCTTACCCAGCACCTCATCGACGCTCTTGAACGCTGCTGAGCCTGTTTGCGTGCGTCCGCCACGTTGTTGCTCGGTGCTGGTTTCTTGCTTGGCTTCAGCCTTGTTGCCGTAGCCTTCGATGATGGCTAGCAGGTAGCCGTGGCTCTTGAGTGGCAGGGTGAGGTTGTCGCGCTTGTTGATCATCTCGGTGAGTGCCATCGCCCAATACTCTTGCGGGGCAGACCAGATGCGGCCTCCGCGCTCGATCTTGGCTTCGGCGATCATGGGCAGCAGTTCGTTGAGGATGCTGGCCACGCGGTCGAACGAGAGCTGGCGCTGTGCGGGACGGAACAGGCTGAGGTATTGCACCAGCAGCTTGCCGAGGGGCGCAGGGATCGCCAGCGCGGCCATGACGGCCTCGCGTGCGCCTTCATTACCGATGAGTGCGTCGAGCGAGAAGGCAGCGCCGCACGCGGGGCAGGAGGTCTTCATTTCGCTACTCCCGGTGTGTAGGTGAGGTTTCCCGCCTTACCTGAACTCACGATGAATCCTTTGAAGGTGAGGTTGCCGATGGCACTCTTGATCTTGGATGCGTCCTTGATGAACTGCGTGGACATGGCATATGAGAACAAGTCCATACGGCTGATGCCGGGCTGGGTGACGACCTTGTCCAGCACTAACTTGGTCAGCTCGTTAAAGCGCGGCGGGCGTGGCAGTGATGCCTTTACCGCCTGCTTGCGTTTGAACGCCTCACCCGTGATGCCGATGGTTTGTATGCCTTGGTGGACGACGACGCAGGTCGGCCATACCACCATCTGTGTCTCGCCCTTCTTGGTGATGGTGGCGCGATTGATGACGGCTGGCGTGGCATAGAACATCTTGTCTAGGGCGGCGTGCAATCCCTTCTTGGACATCTTGCTGGCAAGGTGCAGGTCGTTGAACGGCAGCGGGTTGGAGCTGCTGTGGTTGGCGAGTAGTGTGAGCAGTATCGCTTCGTGTATATACATCACGCGGCCTCCGCTTTGATCAGGTTTAGACGCTTGAAGATGCGTGAGCTGATGATGCCGACCGCTGTCGCGCAGTCTTCATCTGCATGGCTCAATACGCCGTTGAAATGGTGGATGACGGCATGCGTGGTCTCGTGCGGTACCAGCTCGTTCAGGTTGCCCCCCCGCTCAGGTAGCACGATGGTGCCGACGTGCTTGACTGGTGTGTTGGCGTTGAAGAAGCCATGCACGATCTTGGCTCCGCTGCGGCGTGGCACGCTGGTGCCGCCCGTATAAGCGCGATGCACGTCATCGACAGTGGGCAGCAGCTTTACCTTGATACGGATGCTGCCGTGGGTGACGGTGAAGGTTTTAGCCATGAGTCACCTCCCACTCGTTGCAGACTGCGCTTCGAGTCGTGGTGGTATCTGCTTTGGTGCAACGCAGATTGACCGATCCGTTCTCTTGGCACTTTCCGATCGCATGATGGCAAGTCCAACATTGAGGGCGCTCTTTGGCAGTTTTGTAGCCCATGCGAAAGAGCAGTTGCTCTGTCCATGTCCCGAATTGGCCGGCTTTCATGGCAACAACCTTTGCTGGCCAGCGGCCTCAAGTTGTAAGGGTGTTGGCAGTAGCACTACGTCTTCAGCTAGGCAGCAGTAGCGGGCCGCGTCTTCATCGTCAGTCACGTCTCCACATTCGCTACAAGCCCAACATGGCACTTCGGTCACCACGGGTGCGCAGCAAGACTGTGCGTCGTCTTCGTAGTTGTGCAACTCCCCGCATTCGCTGCAACGGAACATCTTTGTGCGTGTCGGGTTCATACGGATTCCCACTCGATCATGCAGTCGAAGCGCACGGCGTAGCGGTAGCGCCGCTCTCCACGTGGGCTGCGCTCGAACGCATCTACTGCGCCTTCCAGTTGGTAGCACAGCGTGCTGGGGCGGATGACAACGCGCGGCTGACGTACCCCCCCCAAGACGGCGAGTACTTCAAAGCCGTTGATGCGCAACCAGCGCGCGCACTGGTAAGCCTTCTCGGCGATCTGCCGACGCAGGGCGGCATTGCTCACCTTGCGTGGTGCTTGCTCGATGATCTCGAAGGTCATGGCTGCACCTCCGAGACAAGCTCCTTCACATCGCAACGAATCAGCACATCAGCGATGCCCACCGATTTTCTGTTCATGCATTGGATCAGCGCCTCGTTGGCGGCCACGAGATCGGAGTAGTGGTGCCAGCCTTTCCACAGTTGGGATGCCAGGAGGATCACCAAGACGACCAGCAGCATCCAATGCAGCGGTGCTGCGTGCTTGTCCAACTCAGCAATATCGCGGTTCTCTTGCTCCGCTTGTTGGCGGGCGTTAAATTCTGGTGCGTGGTCGATCATGATTTGCCTCCCTTGTTGTGCTGGCACGTTTGGCATGCCAACCAGTGAGCTTCTTTGGCACGCCCACCGAATGGACGCGGTGCAGTGGCGCGGCGGGTGCAGTCGGGGCCGCTTATCTCGATGCCTGTGTGAGTGCAGGGGTAGATGTCGTAGCGCGCGGTGATGGCGGCTTCGAGCTTCTCTACGCCAGCGCCATACTTTCCAGATAGGTACAGTGAGACCGAGGTGCGCGAGTAACCGATGGCGATGGCGACTGCCGTCATGCTGGTAGCTGCCACGGCTTTCTGCGCCAGATCGAATGTGTGTGCATCATTCATGGCGTTCCCCCATTGGGTAGGTGGTGTCGCTGTTCGGGTCGTACACGCTATTGCTCTTGGCGCGCCATACCGGGGCTTTACGACCTGAATTGACGATGAGCTGGTAGCGATAGAAGCCGGGGCTGGTGAGTGCTGTGCCACGCTCCAACTCGGCCTCTACACGCACGATCCCAACAGCTACCAAGGCGCGCAGGTATTTGCGCAGGTTTCCTTCTGCATCGCGCTCTGTACCATCGGCCAGTGTGGCCAACAGTTCGGCTAGGCTGAAGCTGATGCGGCGTCGCATCACCCACCACGCACGCTGGCGCAAGCCGAACGTGACGGTGCGAGGGGAGATTTGGCCTTTTCTTGACATCAATCAGGCCCCTTTCTTCAGCGCCTTCATGGCGTCTTCACATAGGCGGATGCCCTTGATGTCGGAGGCAGTCAGCTCGGTTAAACCCATCTTGTTACCGATGGCCTCAAGGGTACGTCCGGCGTTGGACATGAGGCGGTAGCGTCCGCGTGATTGCTCGAATACCAACTGCGCGATGCCTGCATCCACGCGCACTTCGCATAGGTCACCCAGATAGATGGCGCAGTCTTCGATGCTGGCTGGCTTCAGCTCGGTCACGTCGGATACGCGGGTGGCGATGTGGGCCAGACGATCCTCGCTGAAGCGGTGCTTCTCGGAGGTGTGGCACACCAGCACCAGGATGACGTTGGCTTGCTCGGCGATGCGGCGCAGGTATTCGATGCACTCGGCCTTATTGGGCAAGCCGTGCTGCGCTTCGTCTAGGATGATGGGTTGGCGGCTGCGGCGGAAGTGATCCACCATGCCTTGGTACTGGGCGAACTTGCCGCGTGCATAGACGTTGGTCTGATCTGCCAGATAGTCACGGATGAAGCTGAGGCTCATGCCGGGGATGCCTTCGAGATAGATGGCGTCGCGCTTGGCTCCCCAGTTATCAACGGTGCAGCTCTTGCCTGTACCGGGTGATCCTGTGAGTAGCTGGATGCATGCTTCTGGGCTGCCACGGTTCTCGACTGCGGATACACCCGCGATGAAGCGGCGGTGGTTGCTGGTTTCTACGAAATGCTGTTTCATGTATATTTCTCCTTGCTGTAGTGCTGTTGCTTCAAAAGGCCGTCCGGTAGCTAGAACTACTTGGCGGCCACCTCTTCTTTCGGTGCTTCCTTGTTATCGCCGTACAGCCACATAACGGTGTCGCTATAGGTCGATTCCTTCTCTTCCTTCTTTGCTGCGGGTAAAAAGTCTGCGATGGTTAGCTCACGCTCCTTTGCTGGCGCGGGGTTAATGTCGATGAAGTCCACGATTGTTTTAACGGGTGCTTCGATGGCCGCTGTTGGATGACGCGCCTCGATCTGCTCGATCTGTTTCTCACGGCGGCGTATCTGAGCCTTGGCACGTTTGTCTTCTGCATCCTCGTAGGCGGTGACAGCGCGGTAGCCTGTGGCTGCGACGAACTCTGCGATGCAGATCAGCGCACCGTTCATTTGTTCTACGCGCACGGTCTGCCATTCATGGATGTCATACACCACCACGACTTCCTTACCGTTCCAGTGGCCAAGAACCTCGGCATTGCGGAAGCGCATGCCGCCGTATGGGCTGACGGTTTCGCGGGTGACTTTGACGATGGTGCGCGGACGGAAGGTGTCGATCAGGAATGCTTCGTGGGCTTCTGGTGTGTCGCCCATCAGCTCAGGTTTCCAGCCATTGGCAGCATGTTGAGCTACCGCTTCTGCGGGGGTCTGGTGGCGCAACTTGCCATCCTCTCCGCGCACCTTTGGCAGGCTGCGATGCGGGCGATTGTTATAGTCTGCGCATATACCGTTGATCCACTCCACCGCTTCGGCATGAGTGGTGAACACCATCCCTTTACCCATGCGCTCGGCTTCGAGTTTTTTCTTGTCGCGCTCTACTAGGTCGCCTGCGTTGGCCGCTTTCACCATGTCTGCGGTGAGTTTCTTGACGCGCTTAAAGGTCAGTTCATCCATCTGTCCTTTGCTCTGGTAGGTCGCCAGTTCACGGCTGCGCTTGTCTAGGTAGCTGACGTTGAAGTTTTCGCAGATGCCGTTGGCTTGGGAGTTTCCAACCTCTTGGGGGTGGACGACGGTGCAGCCGACACGCTCTTCGATTGAGCGCACTGGGTCTTTGGTGAAGCGTGCCGATCCGCGCACGATCTTGGTGGAGTCGGTCTGCACGATCAGCGGCACGCCAAACACACGAATGAAGTTCTCCAAGCCCTTAGCGATCACCTCGAATTTCTCGGTTAAACCCAATCCGGGTGGGGTGACGAAGCGAGTTGCTACATCGTGGTAGTGCCACACTTCATAGGTGATGAACTCGCCTGTCACAGGGTGTGGTGCAGTGAAGTGGGTGTTCCAGCCGTCCGCGTGGACTTCCATCGCTGGTACAAGCCCTTCATTGGTGCGGTGTTGATAGAACTTGTGGCTGCGCAACGCGGAGCCTGTATAGCGGCCTTTGAGTTGGTCGATCTGGCTGAACTTATCGCGGAATAATCGGCTCACTACGTGGTAGCTCGGGGCGGTTCCCCATTCTGCATTCCACTGCGATTCAAGTTCACTGTGCAGCCACGTCAAGCTGCTGCCTTGAGGGCGGCGGCGCAGGGATATCGCCAGCGCGTGCCAAGGCAGGATGCGCATGTCGGCTTGCGTGATCTTGGGCATCAGGTCGCCAGCCTTGTCCTTGGCGATCCAGCGCTTGAGTGAGCGCACCGATGGGTATTCATCGCCCTTGCGGCCACGGGCATCACGTGCCATGCGCAGGGTTGCGCATACGGATTCACCAAGTGTTCCGGCACGTGCCATCGTCAGCATGGTCGTGATCGCCGCTTCGCGTGTGCAACTGGAGGCGTGTTGCAACTCATCCAGCTTGCGCAGCACTGTTTGGCGTGCCAGCTTCTCTTCACGCTGGCGGGCGGTGCAATGATCTGGATCAAGCGGTACTACGGGATAGGTAGGAGTTGCGACTGTGGTCGCAACCCCCAACCCAGACGATGAAAGGGGAGCATCGTCTGAGTGCAAGCTTTTAACGCTGTGGTGCAGGATGGCTTCGCGCACTACTTTGGGTAGGGTGGCGAGGGGGTAGAGGCGCTTTCCCCCGCCCGGATGTGGCACTTCATCAAACGGCCATGATTCTTTGAGTGCACGCTTTTGACATGCCTGCTTACTTACGTCCAAGGCATCAGCGATCACCTTGATGTCGACTTTATTAGTCATGGCTTTCTCCAAGGACGCGCTTGATCGCCTTCTCTTGCTTGGTGATGTCCGCCCTCATCTGGTCCAATCTAACCAGTTCGACCAGAAGGCTTTCCTTGCCGGGAAGCACGCGGCATCCGAGCTTGCTGACGAATAGATTGGCAAGCGCCATCTGTTCGGTAGCGGCATCAAAAGCGATGGCGGTTTCAAGGTTTGGGATGTGATCCTCCGAGGCTTCGGAGGTGTACTTATCTAGGGTGTTTACCGATACCTCGCGCCCAAGTAGGCGGCTCATATCAGCGGCGATCTGGTAACGGTCTTTGGAGCATGTCTTGATGGCTTCACCCATCACATGGGCGATCTCGCCACGAAAGCGCCATGCACCCGGTGTCATTGGGTGCGCTTGTGGCACGGTGGCGAATAGGTCGCCAGTCAATGTGTCCACGATCTTGCGCATGTCAGGCGACCTTCAAGAATCTGCTGTCGGCGGCAGTTGTCTTGCTCTTGCGCGCCTTCTCGGTTGCGTTAAACTGCAATGCACGGAAGCCTCGTGGCTTGACTGAACCGTCTTTGTTGTAGCGAGAAGGCCATATTTCCATAGGGTGGACACCGATGGCATCGGCGATACGCTTTTCGTTGAGTGGATAGCTGCGGGTGAATACCGATGACAGCGTGCTTGAGCTAGTCAATCCGTAGGCTTCGGCGATACTGGAAAGGGTGATCCCTTTCTTATGCAGCGCATACTTAACGTCCGCAGAATCCCAGTCTTGATCGACTGGTTTTTTTGCCGTGTTGGTTGCCAT